AGAATTAATTAAAAAATATAAAAGTACAAATAGCAAATATGGATATAATATTCGTTCAGGTGGTGAAAATTCAACATTAAGCGAAGAATCGAAAGAGAAAATAAGACAAAAAGCATTAGGTAGAAAAGCATCAGAGGAAACGAAAAAGAAACTAAAAGATCATTGGAAAAAATATGGACATCCATTTCAAGGCAGGCATCATACAGAAGAAACAAAACAGAAGATAGCAATTGCAAATACTGGAAGACCAAAAAGTAAAAAGGAACTTGAAGATGCACATTATAGAGTGCTTGGAGAGTTGAATCCATTTTACGGAAAACATCATACAGATGAAACAAAAAAAGTATTAAGTAATTTAGCAAAAGAAAGATATTTGAGTGAGGATAATCCTTTTTATGGGAAACACCACACAAACGAATCTAAAAAGAAAATGTCAGAGGCTCATAAGAAAATACCAAAAGAAAAACATGGTAGATATGGGAAGAAAAATTCAGAATCTATGATACGAGCAGTACAAGAGGCTCATTATAAAGAGGTTATCCAATATGATTTGAAATATAAAGAAATTGCAAGATATAAATCGGTAACAGAAGCAGCAGAAATAATAGGCTGTTCAAGGAGTGCTATATCAAAGTGTTGCACAAGAGTTAATAAAACGTGTCAAGAATACATTTTCTTATATGTAGAGGATATAGAAAAAGAAAGAGAGGTAAGTTAATTGTCTGATGATAATATTTACGAATTTAAAATTGTTGTAACATATGAAAAATATTACAGCGATGATACAACTTGGGGAAGTTATATTGCATATACAGAAGATGATATACCATTTTACACCAATGGTGAAGCAAATAAGTTTGATAATTCAGGAGAAAAAAAGAAATTTTGTAACATTGTTGGTAAGATGCAACAGTTGTCTATAGGTGGAGAATATCAGATCAAAGCAAAGTATGAGTATAATAAACAATATGGTCATCAATATAAGCCATTGTCAATATATGCCTTAGTTCCACAAACAAAAGAAATGCAATTATTATTTCTTAAAACTATAATTCCAGAATGGATGGCAGAAAATCTTATTAACGAATACCCTAATTTAGTAAATGATGTTGCAAATGGTACGTTGAAAGAGATAGACTATTCCAAAATCAAAGGCGTAAGAGAAATTACATGGAATAAAGTTAAAGAAAAAATAATCAATAATTATTTGATTTCTGATATTCTTATGCTTCTCAAACCATTGGGAGTTACATATACAATGATTAAAAAACTCCTATCTGATGAACCTAACCCAGTATTATTAAAGAGAGAAATTGAAAAAAATCCATGGGTTTTAACCCGTGTGGACAATTTGGGATTCAAACGTGTCGATGATTTAGCACTGAAGTTAAAACCTGAACTGATTGATTCTACACAAAGACTTGTAGCTTTTATCCAATATTATTTCAAAGACTTAGGAGAAAGTAAAGGTCATACATGGTGTTCTGAGAAGATTTTAAGGGCAGCCATAAGTAATAACATATATGAGTGTTGTAATAAGGTTGATTGGTTATTAGAAAATAATGACTTTCTTCATATTGATAATGGTCGAATTGGTCTGAAATATTATTATGATATTGAGATGCAGATTTATCATTTGATTCTGAATAAATCTAAAATTGAAACAACAATCAATATTTCTGATGAAGCGATTGATAAAGCAATTAAACATGCGGAAGAAGAACAAGGATTTGATTATGTAGTAGAGCAGTTAGACACGATTCACAAGAGCTTACATAGAACTGTTAGTTTGATAACTGGAAAAGCAGGAACTGGTAAAACATCAATAATGCGAGCAATTGTTAAGGCTTATATGGAGAATAATTATATGATGACAGCTTCGGCACTTTCAGCAATGGCAGCTCAAAGAATTACAGAAGCAACAGAATTTCCTGCAATGACTATTCATAGAACACTTGGATGCCAAGGTTTAAATGATTTTACTTACAATAAGGATAATCATTTGATTACAGATGTTGCATTTCTTGATGAGGGAAGTATGGTTAATGCCAGTTTATTTTTACATTGGCTTGAGGCAATTGGAGATAATACAAGAATTATTATTTCAGGAGATCATAAGCAGTTACCACCTATCGGATTTGGTAACGTGTTCTCAGACTTAATTGAAATGTTCGATGAATCAATTGTGAGTAAGTTAGTAAAACCTATGAGACAGGCAGAAAAATCAGGCATTCTTGTTGATGCAAATAAGATTCGTGAGAATATAAATCCTATATCTGAGAAGTTACAGCCACGAATTATTCATGGTGAGTTACAGGATATGTATTATATGTTCCGTACAAATCGACAGTCATTATTCAATATTGCTGTTAAGACATTTATTAAATCTGTTGAATCAGATGGAATCGACAATGTGGTTATTGCAGTACCTCGTAGAAAAGATTGTTTGAATAGCACCAATGAAATTAACAAAGTTATTCAAAATGAATTACTCGGTGATGTTTTAGAGAGTATTGAAGGTTTTGATACAACTTTCAAACTTGGTGCAAAAGTCATGCAAACAGTTAACGATTATGACAAAAATGTATTTAATGGCGAGATTGGTTATGTGACAAAAATCAGTGAAAGATATGATGGTAAGAAAAAAGAAGAGTATTGTGAAGTAACTTACACTGATATTTTTGGAAAAGACAAAATCATTGAATACACAAAGAAAGAGTTAGCTGCTTTGGATCTTGCTTATGCTATGACAGTACATAAATTACAGGGTGCTGGTCGAAAGACAGTAATTGGTATTATTGATAATACACATCATCAGCTTCTTGATAACTGTATGCTTTACACATTGTTGACTAGAGCAAAGAAGAGATGTTTGTTATTAGCTGAACCAGAAGCATTTTTACAGTGTATTAGAACAAGTCATAATAATAGAAACACTTGGATGATGTTGAAAACAGAGAATAATACAGTAGAAGAGTAATTTGGATTTCTGAAATGCCCATAAATAGGGCGTTTCAGGGACTCAAAAAGCCAAGGAAAGACGGATTTCATTCGCTCTGTAACTCTTGTAAAATCAAGGGTTGTAGGGCATGAAAATTTGAAAACCGTCAAAAATTGAGTAAAATACGGCATTTTTAAGGATTTGCCGAATTTTATAAAAATCAATGCTCTGAAAGCCTTATAAATCAAGGGTTTTGAGCGATTGATTTAAAAATAAGTGATTTTTAAGAACCGAAAGAAACCATTATTTCATGTGAAAGGTTGGGAGAATAATGAATAGAAATAGGCATTTAATGTATAAACCAATTATAGAAACAAGACCATTTTTAGGTTGCATAGGAGTATCGGCAAGATGTCCTAAATGTAAAAGCATGATACAAATGCAACAGTCTAAATGTAAATGCGGTTGTAGTATCAGATGGGATAATGAATATTAGAGGAGGATAAGGCATGAATATTATAGAACAACACGAACCAATAACACCAACTAAAAGATTAACCTGCGATAAATGCGGTTCTATATTTGAGTTTGAGAAAAGCGAATGTGATGTAACTGATCAAATGGGTGTAATGCATGATGGTCTTGGTAGTTACAATATCAAATGTCCAGTGTATAGAAATAGACAATACTTTAGTTGGTAGAATCACAGTAAACTAAACTTTCTTTTCGAAAATAATGAAAAGACTTGATTATATAAGGAGGTAGAAAGATGAAATGGTATGTGTATTATTATGACATCAATCATGGAAATATTGTCACATACAATATTTTTGATCATGGTAGCTTTAAAGAAGACTTTAACAAATTGATATCAGATTATAATATCACAAAAGAAGAATTTGCAAATAAACTTGATATTATGCTTAGATATTATTTCTGGTCAAAAGCTCAATGGGAGACATTTTTAAAACCTTGGGTTGGAGATAGCAAGGTTGAAAAGAAAATTGATGTTTATGATCAAATTAAACTTAACTGGGACAAATTCTTAGAATATACATATAACTGTAAATTTAAAACATATGCAGATGTTATTGAATATGAAAAGTATAAAAACATCGGCACTGTTGAAGAATGTGAAAAAGCAATGAAGTTTGTAAAACACTATCAGGAAGAGAATAAATATTTATAAGGAGGAATAAGTATATTGAAAGCTACAGTAACAAGTATTACAGGATTTTATGAAGCATTTGTATCTATGTTTATGAGTAAAAGAACGTGGACACCAGAATTGAACGAAGAAATTAAAGTTGTATGCGATAAGGTTTTAAATTCTGATGGAAGATTAAAAGAAGATCAAGAGGTTGAAAGCTATGATAAGTTTTGTAAATGGCTTGGGATGCTGCTTCGTATGGGCAAAAGACATATTACAGTTCTTAGATACATTGACATTACAATTATGACAGAAGGATTGCATAGAGCAGGACAAGATGACGTTGATGCACACGCAAGAAGATTTGATAATCGAATTATTAGAAACAGTACAAGGTTAGCAACATTTGATGAAGGAGAAATGTCAGATTATTACAAGGATAAAGTATTAACAGATGGACAGGCTTGCAAAATTCTTGGATTTGAATTACCAAACGAGATTGAGCATGATGGTAAAACATATGTAAAATCGACTAATGGATATGTTTTAAAAGAATATGAGAATAACAAAGATGTAAAACGTGGTCTTTATATGTTGGGTATTCCAAGCAATTTTATATCTAAAATCAATCTTTGTGAATGGGGACACGTATTTAGAGAGCGTTGTGCTGATGGCGGTGCTAATCCAGAAGTAAAAGAATGGGCAGAACAGGTTATGAAACAGATTACGGAATTTCATAAAGAGATTACAAGAGATTATGTTTTATCAATTCAAAACTAAATCCTGATTTCAAGAGAGGAGGAATTGAATGGAAGAAGTAATTAAAATTTTCAAACAGATACAAAATACAAGTAGTACAAATGATAAGAAAGCCATCATTGAAGCAAACAAAGATAACGAATTATTCAAAAAGTGCTTAGTGTTCTTACTTGATTCAAATATTGTAACTTGTATCAGCGATAAGAAATTAAATAAATTCGTTGGTATGTCAGGAACAGAATTGAACTCTTTTGAAGAAGTAATGAAATACTTAGCTGATTTTAATTCAGGTAGCGATATGGATATTGGAACTATGCAAGGGTTTATCGAGAATCAACCAGAAGAATACCAAGATTTTTATAAACAAATGATCACAAAGAAATTTCGTCTTGGTTGTGATAAAAAAGTTGTAAACAGTGTAATTCATGGTTTGATTCCATCATGGGACGTACAACAAGCATATCCTATTTCTGAAAAGAATGAACCCAAAGATGGTGAATGGTTTGCGTTATCTCAGAAGCTTAATGGTAATAACTGCGCATACTATAAAGGAAAACTAATTAGTAGACAAGGTAAACCATTTACAGGTCTTGACCACATCATTAAAGATATTGAACGATTACCAAAACATGAAAACTATATGTTTAATGGTGAGCTAATTCGTAAAAATTATGATAATCTTTCTGATAATGACAACTTTCAGATTGGAACTGGTATTATCAATTCTGACGATTCTGACAAGTCTTGCATCAAATTTGTAATCTATGAATGTATCCCAAACGAAGAATTTGAAAATGGTGAGAGTAAATTAAAGTACAAAGATCGTAGAGAACATGTGTTGAATCCATTAACAATCGCAATTTCTCGACTTCAGACAGATAATCTTGAGGTTGTTCCTATTATATATGAAGGAACTGATAAATCGGTTATTCAACCATTGCTTGATAAAGCTGACAAAGATGGTTGGGAAGGGCTAATGCTCAATAAGGATACCAAATGGAAAAATAAACGTAATAATGGAATTCTTAAAGTGAAGTCATTTAAACATGCCGATATTCGATGCACTGATATTGTCGAGGGTGATGGTAAATATAAAGGAACTCTTGGACTAATTAAATGTGATTACAAAGGATATGAACTCGGTGTAGGATCTGGATTTACTGATGAGCAGAGAAATTACTATTGGAACAATCCTGATGAGATTATTGGTAAAATTGTGCAGATTAAATTCAAAGGCGAAACAAAGAATAAAAATGGTGGAATTTCGGTTCAGTTCCCTATTTTTGAAATCGTAAGAGATGACAAATCTGAACCTTCTTATAATTAACAATTCGCTAAATATTCCCAATTCAAACAGAGAATATACAAATGTAACGTACCAATAGCACAAAGGAGGCAATGTATTTTATTACGAAAAATGACATTTGGAATGGTTGTTCTTGTAGTTCTTGCAACTTCTGTTCCAACAGCACAAGCAGAGGTTTGTAACGAAAAACCTTGCATAACAGTCACGCCCTGTCTTACGGCAGGGTTCAGTAATCAATTAAACTTATTATCTCAATCAAAAGAGAAAATTGAGTACAAGAAAAAGTATGTAAAAGGTACATATGTGAACATTCGAGAGCAGCCAAGCAAGAATTCAGAAGTTATTAAACAGGTTTCGTTTAATGAACAGGTTATTATCATTGGAAACGAACTTACAAACGGTTGTTGGTATACTGTCGATCTTGATGACAAAACTGGTTATATCCATAAAGATTATGTATCTGACAAACCAATCAATTACAGGATCTACAATGTTCCATATGCAAAAAATAAGACTTGGATGCCATACACAGCAATTACCAGTAGAGGGAGCAAACAGTATAAGTTACAACAGAAAGCATATACAAGCGATTATGGTATTCGAATGGTAAATGGAAGATATTGTGTAGCAATTGGTTCACACTTTGAATGTAAGATTGGTCAGTATTTTGACTTGATATTGGCAAATGGTGAAATAATCCCGTGTATTATGTCAGATCAGAAGGCAAATAAACACACCGATTCTGCGAATATCGTCACAATATCTACAAATTGTCTTAGTGAATTTATTGTAGACAAAAATGCTTTAAATCGTAATGCAAAACGTGATGGTGATATATCTTCTTGCTGCGCAGAATGGAAATCGGTTGTAAAACAAATTAAAGTATATGAAAAGGTGATCTAGTGTTTATTAGCGGGGGTTGTTTTAGAGAGGTGAAAAAGGAAATGGAAAGAACATATAAATTAGATTTACAAAGTATCAATGATGCAAAAGATTTTGTAGTGGCTATAAACAAATTAAATAGCGAAGTTGATGCAAGGTACGGTGTACGTGTTGTCGATGCAAAATCTATTAAATATGTCTCATTGCAAGCCGTTAGAAGCAACTATTTATTCTAATGATGAAAATGAGATTAATGAATTTGCTGAAATTTGTAAGAGATATGAGGTAAAAAAGAATGACAAACAGAGAGAAATATAAAGAAGAACTTATTGATTTGGCGATAAAAAGAAATATTTTTGCATTAGTAAAAGGAGTCCCAAAGCTATGTAATGAAACATATTGTGAAAATTGTGATTATGATTATCTTGATAAAGATTGTGATTGCGCGAGTAAAAGACAAAATATTTTTAAATTATGGCTAAACAAAGAATATGTCGAAGCACCTATTGACTGGATTAAAGTTGCAGTAGATACACCAATTTTTGTCAGAGATGGAGAAAATGAAACATGGGCGAAAAGACATTTTGCGAAATACGAAAATGGCAAGATTTATACATGGACAAGTGGAACAACATCTTGGAGTGGGGAAGATGATAGCATGATATCGTGGAAATATGCAAAACTTGCCACAGAGGAGGATATGAAGAATGACTAATTATTCACAGGTATTAGAATTAGATGAAATTACATTAGAAGATTGCATGAATTTATTCAAATATGGTAAAGCAACACTAATTGAAGATGGTAGAATTACAAATATCTTGGAAGAAGGTGATTGATTATACTCTGTTTAATTGGTAAAAGCGCAAGTGGTAAAACATTTGTGCGAGATAAATTAGTAAAAGAACATGGTTATAAAAGTCTGGTAACATTTACATCTCGTCCACTAAGAAAAGGTGAGAAACAAGATATTACATATCATTTTATTTCCCAAGAAGATTTTAAACAGAAAATTGAAGATGGATTTTTTGCAGAATGGAAGAAATATGATACTGAGCAAGGTGTTTGGTATTATGGTACTGCACTGACGGATTGTTATGACGCAGACAATGATACTGTAGCGATTCTTACGCCTGATGGTGTGCGAGATTTACAAGCAAAAGAGATTCCAATGGTTGTTATTTATATATATAGCAATTTAAACACAATTAAGTATAGGCTCTCTATTCGTGGTGATAACCTAAAAGAAGTTGAAAGACGTATGAAAGCTGATATTAATGATTTTAATGGTGCTGAAATGCTTGCTGATAGAATTGTATACAACAATCTATCTGATGATATTGAGGATGTTGTCAGTAATGTTGACTATTGGTACAGAAAAATTTTGAAGGAGAAAGCGGATGAGTAATAAACTGACTATTTATTTAGCTGGACGTATGGGTGGTCTTACAAAAATTGAATATAACACTTGGCGAGAAGTTTTAAAGAAGAAACTCGAAATAGCAGCAACATGTTGTAACTCAATAATTCAAGTCATTAACCCTGCCGATTACTTTGACTTTGATAACATGGAAGGTCATACAGACAAGGAAATTATGCAGTTTGATCTCAATATGGTACGTAAAAGCGATATTGTGATTGCAAACATCAATGGTATCAATGAAAGTATTGGAACAGCAATCGAGGTTTATGAAGCAAATAGATTAAATATCCCTGTTATTGCATATGCAAATGTGCCAGAAATATTAGAACACAAAAGAAATAATGCTATTTTTGACAAGATTCACCCTTGGATCAAGGAATGTTTGGCAACGAAACTAATGTTTCATGCGGATGATGTTGTGCAGTATGTGAAGGATTTTTATATGGTTAGATATTAGGAAAGGAAGTGATTGAGATATACACAGGATATATGAGTTGTCGAAGTCTTGCTGATGCGTTATATGATAAAGACAATTTCGTAACAGTTCAAGTTGGAGACAGAGAATATTATATTAGAACGGTTAAGCAAAAACGAACACATGCAAATTTAGATGATTCAGTGACACACACGGTTCTAGTTTGTGAAGAATAGATTGGAGGTAATTATGCCAGATATGACGTTATGTAGCAGTTTACATTGTCCAGTAAAAGGAGATTGTTTTCGTGCCACCGCAAAACCAAATCCAGTGAAACAAAGCTATTATAATTTTGAATATACATGTCACGAGGATAATGGCTTTGCAGATTTTATTAAAAATGAAAAGAAAGGTTGATTTCTTGTGGAATTAAAAAAGGAGAATCATATATGTGTTTAACAGTAAAAGAAGTAAAAGAAATTTTGGATGGAATGCGTGATGATGCATTGGTTTTAGCAGACAAAGAGCTTGATGGCGATGCCGCACATAAACTAACTTCTTATGAATATCCATCTGGCGATAAAAAGGATTGGAATTTTGTAATTTTAACGTGGGAGAAATAGAAAGGAGATAAGATAGATTGGTAGTTATTAAGAGAGATTGTTCAGAAGTTGATTTTGATAAGTCTAAGATCTCGACAGCAATTCTTAAAGCAATGAAAAACGGTTCAGGAATTGTAAAACCAAAGATTGCAAAAGATATTGCAAATGAGATTGAAGAAGAGTGCAAAAACAAAGACGAAGTAAGTATCTCTGATATTGAATCAATGGTTTATGATAAATTAATCACAAAAAAGCAGAGACTTACTGCAAAAGCGTATGAAGGATATAGAAGTATTCGTGAATTTCAGAGAGAAAATGAGAATACAATTGATACAGAAATCACAGAATTATTGAGTGGGGAAAGTGACTATTGGAATAACGAAAACTCTAATAAAAACCCAAGACTTAATACAACACAAAGAGATTATTTAGCAGGAATTGTAAGTAAAGATGCATCAAGAAGGTATATCCTACCACCTGAAATAGTACAAGCTCATGATGATGGATTGATTCATGTACATGATCTTGATTATCTTATTCAATATATGAACAACTGCTGTCTTATTAATCTTGAGGATATGTTACAAAACGGTACGGTAATTAGCGAAACATTGATTGAAAAACCACATAGTTTTTCTACAGCATGTACAGTTGCAACACAAATTATTGCGCAGGTCGCTTCAAGTCAGTATGGAGGACAAAGCATTTCTTTAGCACATCTTGCTCCATTCGTAGATATTTCAAGACAGAAAATTAAGAAAGAAGTAGAACATGAGTTATGTGACATTGCTAATACTCTTTTAGAAGGAAAAGAATTAGAGAATGTAATTAATAAAATTGCAGAAGAACGCTTGAAAAAAGAGATTGAAAAAGGTATTCAGACAATTCAGTATCAAATCACAACGCTCATGACAACTAACGGACAAGCTCCATTTATTACATTATTTATGTATCTCAATGAAGCACATAATCAGAGAGAAAAAGATGATTTAGCCATGTTAATTGAAGAGGAACTTCGTCAAAGTTATCTTGGTGTAAAAAATGAAGAAGGCGTTTACATTACACCTGCATTTCCAAAAGTTATTTATGTTCTTCAGGAGGACAATATTCATGAAGAAGATAAATATTGGTATCTTACTGAGATGGCAGCTAAGTGTTCTATGAAGAGATTAACTCCTGATTATATCTCGGAAAAAATTATGAAAGAGATGAAAGATGGCAACTGTTATCCTGTAATGGGATGTAGAAGTGCTTTAACAGTATGGCATGATGAAAATGGTAAACCGAAATTCTATGGACGTTTCAATTCTGGTGTTGTAACTGTGTCATTGCCAGATATTGCATTATCATCAGGTGGTGATTTCAATGAATTTTGGCGTATATTTGACGAACGTACAGAGTTATGTCATAAAGCATTAAAGATTAGACATCGGAGATTACGTGGAACAAAGTCAGATGTTGCTCCTATTCTTTGGCAACACGGAGCATTTGCAAGACTTAAAAAGGGTGAACCTATTGACAAACTACTTTTTGGTGGCTATTCAACTTTATCCCTTGGTTATGCAGGACTTGCTGAATGTGTTAAGTATATGACTGGACATTATCATTGTGATGAGGGTATTGGAGAAAAATTCGGTCTTGAAGTAATGCAAGCATTAAATGATAAATGCTCTCAATGGAAAATAGATGAAAATATTGATTACAGCTTATATGGAACTCCATTGGAGGCGACTACGGAAAAGTTTGCAAAAAAACTTAAAGAGAGATTTGGCATTATTGAAGGAGTTACAGATCGTACATACATCACAAATTCTTATCATATCCCAGTATTTATACATATTGATGCCTTTGAAAAGCTTCGTATTGAATCTAAATTCCAAAGATTAAGTCCAGGTGGAAGTATTTCGTATATTGAGTGTCCGAATATGGAGAATAATATTCCTGCTGTACTTGAAGTGATAAAATTCATTTATAACAATAATATGTATGCTGAATTAAATACCAAGAGTGATTATTGTCAGAAATGTGGATGGAGCAAAGAAATCAAGCTTATTGATGAAGGCGGTAAGTTGATTTGGGAGTGTCCTAATTGTGGTAATAGAGATGTAATGACTATGGATATTACTCGTAGAACTTGTGGATACAAAGGTACGGCACGTAACGGATGGAATCAGGGTAGACTTGGTGATATTCATGATAGAGTACCGCATCTTGACGATATTGAGGAGGAATAATATGAGATATTCAAGTATGCGCAATCTTGATATTTCTAATGGAGAGGGAGTTGGAGTCTCCCTCTTCGTCCAAGGTTGTCCATTTCACTGTAAAAACTGTTTTAATTCTGATACATGGGATTTTAATGGTGGAAAAGAGTGGACAGAAGAAACAAAAAATAAATTTATGGAATTGATTGATCGACCATATATCAGACGAATTTCCATATTAGGCGGTGAACCACTTGCAGAACAAAATTTGGATGATGTTTTGTCTTTAATCAAGGAAATCCGAGAAAAATATCCAATTTCTCAAAATCCCAATTCAGAAAACATAGGAAAATCAAGGGTTTTAGAAGATGAAAATTCCAAGGAAATCCGTATTTCTTTTCCTGAGAAATCTATTTGGTTATATACGGGATATAATTTTGACCTTTTAAATTCCAAATACAATGAATACAAATATACTCCGTTTGCAGCAAATGCAGATGAATGGCTTACACGATGGGAGATAATTTCTAATGTAAATGTGCTTGTAGACGGAGAATATATAGATGAGAAGAGAGATATAACATTGAAGTGGTGCGGAAGTTCAAACCAACGAGTCATAAATGTGAAACAATCTCTCACTCAAAACAAAATGGTTTTATATTGTAATTAAAAGAGATAAAAATG